TCCGTGGCGCAGGATACCGTGAGACGCCAGACGGCACCGACATCCTGCTTCCTCGTCCGAACCTGACGGCCATCACCCATATCAAATACACCGACACTGACGGAATTATTCAGACGCTTTCTTCTGACGTGTACTCGGCACAGACAGACGACGAACCTGGGCGCGTGTCGCTCAAGTATGGCCAGGTATGGCCCGAGTCGCAAGAGATACCGAATTCCGTAGTCATCACATACACGTCCGGTTATTCGACCGGCTCTGATGTAGTAGTGAGTCAGGCCGCCGTTCCTAAGTCGATCAAGCAGGCAATCCTTCTGCTAGTTGGCCACTGGTACGAGAACCGCGAAGCGACAATTACCGGCTCGATCAGCAAGGAGTTTGAGTTCGCCATCGCCTCGCTCTGTTCTCAATTCGCATGCACCGAGGTATGGTGATGCGCGCCGGTAAACTCTCACACAGGCTGGCAATTCTACGGTTTACCGAGGGATACGATGCCTTCGGTGCTCCTCAGAAAACATATGGACTATCCGCTACCGTGTGGGGATCTGTCGAGCCGTTGACCGGGCGCGAATTATTCACCGCGCAACAGGTAGCCGCGCGCGTAACGCACAAGATTACAATCCGTGGCCGCACCGAGCTGACGCCAAAGGATCGAATCCAGCACCGTGCGCGTGCGTTTGAGCTTGACTATGTGATGGACCTAGCCGAGCGCGGCGTCGAGACGCAGGCTTATGCCGTTGAGGTGCCGGCATGAGCAAGCCTCCAGTTGAGTTCAAGATTGAAGGGCTAGATGGCGTTATGGACGCCATGAACGGACTGGCCGATAAGGTCCAGCAGAAACTGGTGCGCGAGGCTGGCGCAAAAGCGATGGAGCCTGTCGTGGCAGAAGCTCGCGACCGATGCCCGTCAGAGACTGGAAACCTCCGCGAGTCCATCGGACTTAAGCACGTCAAGATGCGAGGCCGGTACAAGAAGGGATTGATCGTCCTGTCCATTGGCCCGCGTAAGGGATTCGATTGGGCATACGCAGGCGGAAACCGCAAGCATGTTCCGTTCAAATACGGCATTCCCGTTGAGTACGGTCACGTTAACAAGAATGGAACGTTTACTCCTCCGACGTACTTCATGCGGACGGCGTATTACAACCAGCGCGAGCAAGTCGTTGATCGCTTTAAGGCGTACCTGTGGACTGCCGTTGGCGAGGAATGGAAGAAGCAAAACAAGCGGCAGGCTCTAGCGGATCGTAAGTCAGCGAGGTCCGCATGATCCCAGAAACCGCATTCGTGAAGTTTCTGATGGACTCGCCAACGATCAACGGCGCGGTCAACGGCCGCATCCGTCCAGTGACGGCGAGCATGGCCGACAAGATGCCGTTCATCGTCTACAATCGCGGCATCACGCGCCGGCCAATTCACCTCCTTGGCGACTCCGGGCTTGTCTTCCTGATGATCCAAGTTGACATATTCGCCAAGTCCTACGCCGACGCCAAGAACGTGGCCGAGGCCGTGCGCAATCGCGTGCATGGCTACATCGGCCCGGTCACGTCCGGCGCTGAGTCCGCGCAATGCAACATGGCAATTTCCGCTGAGCGGGACGACTACGTTCCTCCTAACGATGCCAGCGACACCGGAACATTCAGAGTCTCCATGGACATTGATCTTTCAATGCCCGAATCATTCACCACCAAAACCTAGGAATATACCATGGCCATTCCCATCGCAGCCAGTGACGGTCACGGCGGCACGCTCACCTTCTCCGGCCTGAGCGGCAACATCATCAGCATCGAAATGTCCGGCGCGACGCGCGAGCAGATCGATGACACCCACCTTGGCAGCGAGTCCAAGACCAGCACGCCCGCCGCGCTTGTCGATTGGGGCGAGGCGACTGCCGAGATCGACTTCGATTACAGCTACATCCCGCCCATCGAAAACGCGAAGTCCACGCTTGTCGTCGTCACGTCGAACGGCAAGACCTGGACCTGCGCCAATGCGTTTTGCACCAGCTTTAAGCCTAGCGGCATCCAGTCTGGCCAGCGCATGACCGCAAGCGTGGCGTTCAAACTGAACACCAAGCCCGTCATCTCCTGATCGTAAGGAAAACCAGCAATGACCCTAACCCGCGACGCAATCCTTGCAGTCAACGATACAATCCTCACGTCCGTGGAAGTTCCGGAGTGGGGCGGCACCGTCTACGTCAGACCCATGACTGGGCGCGACCGTGACGCCTACGATATGGAGTTGGTCAACAGCGGCGGAAAGATCGAGAACATGCGCGCGCGCCTGGCCGTGCGTGTTGTATGCGACGCCAATGGCGAGCTGATGTTCAAGCCGGATGATGCCGAGTTGCTTGGCAAGAAGAATGCGCGGGCGCTTGATAGGATTTACGCAGCCATGGAGTCCAGCAGCAAGGTCACTTCGGAGGGCGTTGAAAGCTTAAAAAAAGACTGAGCGAGCGACCGGGGCGGATGTTCTGGTTCAAGCTCGCGCGCGCATTGGGCATGTCTGTCCGTCGCTGCATGGACGAGATCGACAGCGCCGAGCTTTCGGAGTGGATGGCGTTTGACCAACTGGACCCGATAGGACAAGACCGCGAGGACCTACGCATGGGCATCTTGGCTTCAACTATCGTGAGCGCAGCGCACCCGAAGTCGAAGTGCAGGCCGCTTGATTTCATGCCTGACTTTGCCGGAAAGCGCAAGGGCAAGGTACGCAAGCAGACCGCGTCCGAGATCGAAAGCGTACTCGCCGGCTCCGTCATAGTGAAGACCAGGAAGAAATAAGCCATGGCCAATGCCGGAACAGTCAATATCAATCTTGTGGCAGAAACGGCTCAGTTTGTTGCCAACATCAACAAAGCCGTATCCACGCTAAAGTATCTCAAGGCAGCGGAGATTGCATTTTCACAAGGGAAAGAGCTTGCTGGATGGATTGTTCAGCAGATCCAGATGGCGAAGGAATACAGCAAGGCAGGAACAGCTGTTGCAGACTCTCTTGATCGACAGGCGCAAAGTCTCGGAACAACATCGCGAGCGATGGCCGCATTTGCCGTAGTCGAGCACAGGGCAGACCTTGAGGCCGGATCACTTGCGTCGTCTCTATCAAAGATGCAGCAGGCAATATCTGACTCTCAAGTTTACGGATCGTCTGCCGATAAGACATTCTCAAAATTAGGACTTAGGTTCTCCGATCTTATCGGCCTATCATTAGAAGATCAGTTCCGAATGATCGCTGACGCAATCAGCAAGGTTGACACCGCCAGTGAGCGCACCGCTGCAACCATGGACATATTCGGCAAGGCCGGAAAGGGACTTGTCGGAACGATGACTGATGGCAGTAAAGCCTTTGACTCTGCCGCAGAATCTGCAAAGAAGTTTGGACTTTCTCTTTCCGCAACTGAGCAAGCGCGAATCTTAAAGGCAGAGGAAAAGGTAAAAGAGCTTGCGATAGTCATTAAGGGATACCAGCAACAGGTTGCAGCAGCGAACGCCGAGAACGTTGCCGCTCAAGCTGCTCTGTCTGCAAACCGCGAAAAGGTTACGGCAAACATAGCAAAAGAAGTAAACAATATAATGGCGAAATCGATTGATGCCGAGGCGGCAGTAATAGACCTTGGCGTTTCATTGTCAAACATCGGGATGACAATGGGCGGAATGGGGTATGGCTCAATAGGTGCCGCTCCAAAACAGTTCGACCGCGTAACCGACGCAGTGAAATCAGCAAGAGAAGAGGTAAAAAAAGCAGGAGAAGAAGCAAAGCGCACAGAGGAGCTTTCATCCGGGATGCTCAAGGTATTCGTTGACTACGAGCGCCAATTCGCTGCGGCAGGAGTCGCATACGGCGCGAGGATGAAAAGAGACGCTGAAATATCAAAGGAGTATGCAAAGGAGGCAGAGAAAAAGAATGCCAGTATGATGGATCAAAAAAAGATCCTTGACGAAATGTATGAAGTCAGATTAAAGCAGGACGAGCAGGAATCAAAGTCAGTCAAGAAGATACAGGACAATTACCGAGGAGCAATCGGAGTCGTTAATAAGTTTTACGAGGACGTGGCATCAGCTCGTAGGAAGAATGACGAAGAATACCGCACCAAGTCTGCGGCTGATGATCCGAAGGTGAAGGAGGCTATAGCAAAGCGTCAACTTGGAGGAGGAAAAGGCGATCCGGCGATACAGGCGGAATTGCTGCGAATACAGCAAGAGCGCATCGCCATCGAGACGGCGCTTGGCGATCCTTCGCAAGATCCGAAAGTATTGTACGATCGCAAGGTTCAGCTATTGCTTAAAGAGGAAGCGATACGCAGCGCAGAGGATGAGCGTAAGCGCATCCTGATGGAGGAACAAGAGAAGCGCGCGCTGTACTCTAATTTCTTCGGCGATCTTGCGACAATCGCTGGAGCATTCGCTGACCAGTCGCGCGAAATGTTCATCGTGTCGCAGGTGGCAAGCATTGCACAGGCTGAAATAAACGCATGGATGGCGTATTCAAATGTATTGGCTAAAGAGTCAATCCTTGGCGTAGCGGCATCGCAGATAATGGCCAGCGCAGCTCTCGCCGCCGGTCAAGTTGCGGTGATGAACATTGCAATGCAGCAGCCTCCTGGCCGTGCAACCGGCGGTGCCGTGATGCGTAATTCTCTTTATGAGGTTGCCGAGAAAGGACCAGAGATCCTGGAATCCGGCGGTCGCTCGTACCTCCTCAACGGCGACAAGTCCGGCCGCGTGCAGCCGCTTGGCCCAGGCGGCGGAAAGTCCGGCGTCGTGGTAAATGTCAACAATCTGCCAGGCCAAACGGCGCGCGTGAGCGAAGGCGGCACGCCGGAAAGCCCGACGATCAATATCGACATCCTTGACGGCATGATGGCCAACGCCGCGTCGCAACCGCGCGGACAATTCAGCCGAGCCATGCAGTCACAGTACGGACTCAATGCAGCGAGGGGCGCACGGTGACAATACCGGCCTGGCCAACATGCCTGCCGCTACCGATGATCGCCGGCTACACGGTGAGCATGGGCGACGGCAACAACGCGAGAGGCGGCGGCCAATTCGGTCCCGCCCTATCGCGCAATCGCATGTCGCGCCAGTCTGCCGTAATATCAGTATCTTACGTTTTCACCGAGCTTCAGCACGGTATTTTTGAAGCGTGGTGGAAACACATCTTGAATGATGGCGCGTCATGGTTCACGCAGACGCAAGCTGGCGAAGGGCTGGAAACAAACACCGTGAGATTCGTCGGAGGCTACGCAGCCACGCTTCAGACTGCCGGCGTGTGGAATGTCACCGGATCCGTCGTCATCGATGACCCATACCGGAGCGCGTGACCATGGCCACCGCGTTCCCATTGACGTTGCCGCGACCGATGCGGATTAACTACGGCTACCAAGTCGGCCAGCCGCATGTTGAGACGGCAAATGATCGCGGACTGTCTCGCCGCCGACGCCTTGGCATTGGCAAGACCGTGTCCACCACGCTGGCATGGCGCTTCACCGACGCCGAGTTGCAGACGTTCTCGCAATGGTGGCGCGATGAAATTGCGTATGGGACGGCGCCATTTGAGATCCAGCTACTGAATGGATACGACGACATATCCCAGGACGTTCGCCCGATTGGGCCATACGTCGCGCAAAACTTGATCGGCGCGTGGGAAGTCACGCTGCCGGTTGAACTGGCCGAGTCTCCGGTTGCGTCTCAGGGTGACATGCAGGACGCGATTGACTATTACGATGATCTTATCCTCTTGGATGATTTCCATACGCTGGTACACGTTACCATACCCGAAGGGCTATCATGACGCTTGCCGCTGACATTGCACAGGTCGCTGCCGATACGGTTATTTTCCACGCGATCACCAACGGCGACGCGAGCGATACCGTCACGACAGATAGTGGCGAGGTTGATACCATCGCGCGCGCAATATCCAAGATCGGAAACGGGAACTACCGTGGCGCGTGGGTCGGTCCTGGCACATTGTACGCCGTCAACGACACAGTCACGGAGAGCGCGGTTGTTCAGCGGTGTATTGTCGGGCACACGTCTGCCGCGCTTTTCGCCACCGATGCCGCCAAGTGGGTGGTCCAGTCTGCCGAGCCGGTCAACGTCACCAATGCGCAGATGGCCGACATGGCGCAGGCGACGATTAAGGGGAGGGATGCTGGTGCAGGGACTGGAAAGCCTGTTGACCTTACGCCAGCTCAGGCCAGGGCAGCGGCAGGCATTAGCGCGGCAATAGACCCTTTAGTTATAGCCGCAACGCTTGCCGCCGGACGATCCGTGCTATCGGTGGCTCGCGTATTCCGCGTCACAGGATCGACTCATGCCGAGATTCAGGACGCCGTTGATGCCGCCTTTGCATCTGGCGGCGGAATCGTCGAGCTTGAGCCTGACACATACACAATCACCGGCGCTCTTGTATTTCGCGCTGGAGTTGTTTTGCGTGGCGCCGGTGTAGAGCGCACCATATTAGACGTAAACGCTGGAGGATCTATCGCCTGGACTGAGGCCAGCCTTTCCGACATCAACGGAGGCGGAATGTCGGACCTTTCGGCCCGGTTCGATACCGTTACGACCGGAATCTCCGTGTCTAATGTGTGGGGTTGGTTCTGCTACCGATGCCGCATATGGGGTGACGGCTCGCTCGGCACAGCTATTGCGCTCAAGGGTTTTAGCTTTGAGTGCGACATACGTGCGAATCGCATAACAGACTATGACACGGCAGGCATCAGTTTCGCAGATATCAGCGGCGGTGGAGTCTTCCCCAATGGAACGCTTATCGAGCACAACGATTTTGCTGGAAATGACGGAGGAACGGCCATCGTTTTAACCGGAGCGTCCACGGTTAAGATCGTGCATAATTATTTCGAGCACGCGCTAGGCGATGAAGGCGCGGCGGTATCACTGTCGTCATGTAATGGCGCTTACATTGCCGGCAACTGGATAGGCGGAAACTACGGAGCAAGCAACCAGATAACGGTTGGAGCCGGAACCGTAGAGGCCCGCATCGTCAGTAACCATATCAGCCTGACGGGCGGAACAGGCGTGAGCATTAGCGGTTCAGGGACTGGATATATCAGCGTTATCGGAAATTGCTTTGATGTTGACAATGGTGTTGACGTTCTGGTTGTTGATGGGAGAAATGCTGTAAACATTTCCGGAAACATTGTAAAGATGATAGACTCAGGCGCGGAAGGGCTTACCGGCTCTGTTCTGGATATTAAAAACGTCGCATCTGAAATATCTGTTTCTGATTTATTGATCAACGCCGAGGGCGCCGGCAACATGGCAGGAACAGGAATAAAGATCGCCAACGGATGCTTCGGTATCTCGATATTTGGTGGAAGCATTGTCAATATGACAACTGGTGTAAACTGCCTTAGCGCGAGCGCATCAAAAACTGTAACCATGAGTGGAGTCAGGATCGCAGGCAACGGAACACAGGCGTCAATCACAGCCTTGTCGGCTATAACGATCCGTGACTGCCCTGGATTTAAGACCAGCGGAAAAGGAAACGGGACGATAACTTCCGGCACTACCTCAGTTACCGTTGCTCACGGACTGGCCATTACCCCTCCGTCTAATGGAGTGGTGGCGATACCGTATGGATCTAGCACAAATAAGCCAAGGCATGTCTATGTTGGATCGACTGACGCCACAAACGTGACTATAAATTGCGACGCGGACCCAGGTGCAAGCGGGCTTGCGGTTGCTTGGTCGTACCAGCCGGATTGATACATGACCTACACAGACGCAATCAAAGAAGCCTACGCATCCTGCCCGTCATCCGTGGCAGTGATCGAAACAGTCGAGATTTACCATCCCGATTGGGCAGAAGTGATCCGCCTAGTCCGCGACAAGGACAACCTGACGGCAACGCTGGAATCATCCGCACCGAACAATCCAAGCGCGTCCGTAGTTTTCACCGCGCTTGACTTCCAGATTTCCCAACCGCGCATCGGTGAAGGCCGGCAGGAATTGACGCTGACTATTGAGAATGCCAGCCGCGCATTGATCCCGATGCTTGAGACTCACGATCTGGCATCACTCGATGAGGCGCGTGTGATTTATCGCCCGTACCTTTCCACCGATCTAACCGGCCCGCACATGAATCCGCCGTTGACGCTAACGGTGATGTCCGTCACCGCGACAATGCAGCAGGTATCCATGACGTGCGGATATGCCGACTTCGCCAACCTCAGATTCCCGCGCAAGGTTTACACGGTCGCAGAGTTTCCAGGACTGGCACCCCGTGTCTGACGCTCGCCTAATCGCAGCGGCTCACAAGCACCTGGGCAGGCCTTGGTCCTCCAGTGGCTTCGATTGCTGGGAGTGCGTTCGCGCCATCTATTCCGATGCGTTCGGAATCGTTCTGCCGGTTGTGCAATTCTCCGTTAGAGATCCAATGGAATATCGCAGTGTCATAGAAACAAACTCTGCACTAGGAATATGGGACTCGATACCGGCACCGTCAGACGGATGCGTAGTTTCCATGGGAAAGCGCGAATGGCCGCATCATGTAGGGGTATATTTATCTGACGGACCAGGAAGGATTATTCACTGCATAGAGGATTCCGGTTGTTGCATTAGCTCAATATCAATGCTAAGAAGTAGCGGCTGGGGATACCTTCGATTCCATAAGCTGAAGGCCATTCAATGACGATCAGCGTAAACGTATACCGCAATCCGCTGGCCCCTGAGTGCAGGGAGCAGCGCGGTGTACAATGCCCAGTAACACTGCGCGATCTGACCATCGAAGAGAACGGCGGCGCAAGCGAGTGGCCGTTCCCGACGATCGCCATTGTTGACGGTGTTCCGTGGAAGCGTGGCCGGTGGAACGAGCCGCTGACCGATGGGATGGTTGTTGAGTTCCGGTCAATGGTGCGCGGCGGCGGATCGTCGCCCAATTTTGTCATTGGCGGATTGATGATCGCGGCCGGTGCCGTTGCGATTGCGACCGGCGCAGGTATTCCGCTTGGCGTTGGGCTAATCGCAGGCGGCGCGGGCATGATGTATGCCGGCTATAAGATTCGCGGAATGCCGGGAACGCCCTCGTCAACGTCGGCACTACAGGGAGAAAGCGGTAGCCCGACATACGCAATCAATGGGTCTAATCGCTCGCGACTGAATGAGCCTGTGCCGGTTATATATGGAACAATAAAGACAAGGCCAGACTTTGCGTCGCTACCATATACATATTACGCAAATGAAAAAGACCAATTCCTTAAGGCAACTCTAGCAATAGGATGGGGCGAGTTTGACACCATAACAAAAGATAATCTGTACTTCGGATCGGCAGCATCGTACTCGTTCGATGACGTTAGCCTTGACGTTTACGGGACAACGGAAAACCCTTCGGCATTCCGTGAAGTTGTAACAATATCAGACGCGATCAACGGGCGCGACTGCCCAGGAGTTATTGGCGCAGAATCTGAATATATTACAAACGGAACCGCGTATTTTTACCCCGCCGGGTATGTGATATATCTTGCCGGGTCGCCGTATTATACTTTCGTATATGACACGATCACGTCTGGCCCCGTCGTCCCTGATAGTCTGCTATATATCAGGGTAGACGGGCCAGTTGTTTTCTCAGGTGCAGTGGTCGGTGATGTCGTAAATGTATCAGGAACAACTAGCAACAACGGCGACCACACAATAACTGGAATTGGCGCGTACTGGTTAGCTGGAAAATGGATAGAGGTAAACGGTTCTACTTTAACTTATGAGGCCGATACTTCATGCACCATAAAGGGCGAGACTCAGGGATGGTCTTCGCCCGTCAAGATATGTGATCCGCAGGACGTGTGCGATACAATAGAGTGGGACATCCAATTCAGCGGAGGACTAGGAACGGTTGCCGGCGATGGGTCCGTGTCGAATAAGTCGGTAACCATAGAGCTTCTAATCGAGGACCAGGACGGAGTTGAGCTTTACACCGAATCAAACACGGTGACAGCCGCAAACGTAAAGCAGCCATACCGCGCCACGTTTTCCAAGTACGTTCCTGGCGGAATATCTCCAGGAAGCGGTATATTCTGCCGCCTGAGAAGGACGACGCTTGAAAGCGCATCGACAGCCGTTGTCGATAAGGCCGTATGGGCAGGGCTTAAAGCGTTCCTGACGGATGATCCTGATTATGCCGGATTAACTAAAATCCAGATAAACGTAAAGGCGTCAGAGCAATTATCAGGCGACATTTCCAACGACATCGGAGTAATTGTCACGCGCAAGCTCCCAGTGTGGAACGGATCAACATGGTCCGCGCCAACCGCCACCCGCTCAATCGCGTGGGCATTGGCAGACATCTGCAAGAATACAGATTACGGCATGGGCCTGGACGACTCGCTAATTGACCTCGACGCATTGCTTGCGCTTGACACGATCTGGACCGCGCGTGGCGATTACTTCGACGGCATCTTTGACCAGACGATCACGGCATGGGAAGCGTTGCAGAAAGTCGCCCGCGTTGGTCGCGCCATCACTGTCCTGGTAGGTGGTCGCGTTACTTTCGTGCGCGATGGTGAGAAGACCATCAGGAGCGCGATTTTTAACCCGTCGAACATCGCGCCTGGAAGCCTGACGATTCAATATGCTTTCCGCCAAGATTCGGAACCGGACGGCATCGAGCTAACGTATATCAGTCCGTCAACGTGGACGGAAGAGACAGTCACCGTCGCGCTTCCCGGTCTCGTTGGCGACCCGGTAAGGCCCGAGAAGGTGGACCTATTCGGATGCACGAATCTGGACCAGGCCACGCGCGAGGCTACATACCTCGCCCGCCGCATGGCCTACATGCGCAAGACCATAACATGGCAGACGGAAATGGATGGGCGATTGCTGATGGTTGGCGATATGGTTGCCATTGCGCACGATGTCCCGTCATGGTCGCAGTCTGGCGAGGTTATCGGATTTACCGACAACGGCGCGACGTGCGATTACCTTACCTCGCAGGCCCTGGATTGGACGGCGGCCGGAACCAAGTACGCGCTACTGAAAAAGCGCGACGGCTCTGTATCTGGACCGCACGCGGCAACGGAAATCACCGGCGGATTCAGAATAAACGATCCGGCATTTGTCCCCGACACGACGCTTGAGGATGGCGAGCGTACATCTTTCGTATTTTACGCCGGCACATCGCAGGACGTAATCATCACCGACATATCACCCGCAGGCGACACGACCGCGACTATAACCGCCGTTCCGTACGACGCCCGCATACACGCATCAGGTGCCTAACCATGGAACCATATCTTATTTCCGCTGTCATCGCTCTTGCCGGGGCCGTTGCCGTTCTGTGGAAGCGGTCCGATGCCAGCCTGACGTGGCTGCGAAAGGCGTACGACGACATCGTCACGCGCGTCCGCAAGCTGGAGGACGACCGAATAAATGCAGAGAAATTGCACGGCCACGAAATCAAAACGCTTGCGCTTGAGATGGTCGAGGCACGCAAGGCTGACCGCGCCATCACGCGCGAGCTTATTGATTCAATCCGGAGCATGCCATGCAAGCTTGACCTTGCACCTGACAGCATCCAGCCTCCTACTGAGCCAATCTCCCGCAAAAACCAACACCACGACTGAAGAAAGGGCACACCATGGAACAGATCATCGCCTGGATTAAGGACAACTACCTCACCATCGCCGCCATCTACGGCGCTGTCGTGGCGCTGGCGACCATCATCGTCAAGATGACGCCAACGACCAAGGACGACAGCGTCCTGGCCTGGATCATCAAGGCCGTTGATATTTTCTCGACGGTCAACACCAAGGCCGATCAGAAAAAGATCGACGGGTGAACCCGCTCGTTGCCATCCTGCGCCCGCTCTTTGATGCCTTCTTCGCCGCCGCATTCGCAGCCTGGCGAGAGCATCAGCGGGCGCAGGTAGAACCCGTGACTGAGGCTGACCGTGCAGAGCTTGAAAAAATACGCGCCATGGTGCGCGACCATCCTCCCGTTGGTCCTACTGTCGGCGTGCGCCCCGCGAATCCTGCCGGACTACACCAAGGCGCACAGGATCGCTGACGGGTGCAGCGTCACCATCTGGGCAGGTGACGACTCCGAGAAAGTCAAGCACGGCGTTTGGCTTGAGCCTGACCAGTGGCTAATTGTGCATAGGTCGGCGCTGAAATAGAGCATAGAAACCAGGAAGCAATGGATTGACTTCGTGCCGTACACTTTCCGCTTGCGCAAGCGTTCCGGCTCGTATCGTATTCGCCATGCGCACAAGAAAAAATAAGGCCAAGCCGTCCACGATTGCCGAGCTTTCCGCAATGGGCGGACGCGCAAGATGGCAGAAAATAGGCGCGGCTGATCGCTCACGCGAGATGGCATCTGTCGCAAAAGCAGGGTGGAAGACGCGCCGAGCCAATGACTTGCGCTTATCGTGTGACACACGCAATGGTTGACGTGGTTAGGTTTGTTTTGATGCGTTCCGGCACGCACTAACTTGTGCGCCATGAGACGAGAAGAGTTCATCACCTCGACGCGCATGGAATCGGTGATAGCCGTTCTCAATCGCCTTGATCGTTGCGCCGATTCTCAGGATTTTATCGAAGCAACGGAATGGTCCGAAGATTTCAGCCGCATCATGAACCGCGCAAGCCGTGAGGCATTCGCGCAATTTCAGGAGACGCCATGCGCCGTTTAATCAACTGGCTCGGATACCAACTCAAAGAGGTGTACGACGGAGATGACGAGCCGGTGCCGTCGCTCTTTACCGCCTTCAACTTCATCCTGATCGGCTTCATCCTCGGCCTGGTCGCCGCCGTCATAGCGGCTCAGGTTATCATGCTGGTGACACGATGAGCAAGCCGGAAGAAAACTTATCCGAGCTATTGGCAGAGCGTTGCTTCACTCGCACGCTAGCCGGCATGGCAGACCACGACCGCGCATGCGACCAATTCAAGGCGCTGGCTGATGCTGTTGATGACTGCCTGACAGAGATCATCAACTCCCCGACGCGCGGCCTTGCCCTTGCTGCTGCCGTTAGGATTCGCCGCCACCTTCATTTGGTGGATGAGGAAAACCGCAAGGGATGATTAAATCACGACAACCGCGCTTAGGAGGCGCAGCAACATGATAAAGTTTCATGGAATCGAAAACGAAAAAGACGCGCTGGAAGCGGTGAAGCATGACGGCTACTCGCTCCTGTACGTCAAGGACAAGACCGAGGCTGTGTGCCTGGAGGCCGTGAAGCAGAACGGCTACGCGCTCCTGTACGTCAAGGACCAGACCGAGGCTGTGTGCCTGGAGGCGGTGAAGCAAGACGGCAACGCGCTCCGGTACGTCAAGGACCAGACCGAGGCTGTGTGCCTGGAGGCGGTGAAGCAAGACGGCAACTCGCTCCAGTACGTTATTGTCAAGGCTCTTTTTGTTTTAATATCAAAACAATTAGGAATAAAAATACAGGAATAAAATCATGAGCCAGGGGATGGCGCTGGGCATAGCTCGTAAATAGACCCTCTGACAGGCCGGAAAGACGGCCATTTATGGATCGCCGGACACGTCCGGAGGAAAGCAGGGCGACCGACCTTGCCGATCCGCCAAAGCGCCGCCCACGCGTAACACGGGCAGAGGTTTCAATGAGCAATAACGACACATTCAACGACGACATCAAGCCTGCCGAGGTAATAACCGCGACGGCACTTGAAGTCATGACCCGTGCCGAGTGCGACATTCAGATTGCAACCGCGCATCGCTTCCCGCGCTCCCTGGCAACATTCTTCAAACGCGCCGAATCGATGGCCACCGCCACGCCTGAGATTGCGGCAAGCATGGAATACGCCAAGCCAGTCGGTGGAGGCAAGGTCACTGGTCCGTCTGCCCGCCTAGCTGAAATTGTGGCGTCAACATACTGCAACCTACGCGTCCAATCGCGCGTTGTCAGCGAGACGGCAAGCGAAGTTGTAGCACAGGGAGTTGCGCATGACCTGGAGACAAATGTTGCACAGTCAACGGAAGTCACCGTGTCACTTCTAAAGCGCGACGGATCACGAGTTGGACCGGAACAGGTTGCCACTGCCCGCGCCTCTGCCTGCGCCAAGGCCCGCCGCAACGCTACGTTCCTGGTGGTACCTGCCGCCCTGTGCCTGCCTATTATTGCGGCAGCTAGGCGTGTCGTTGCCGGTGACGCCAAAACGCTGCCGGCCCGCCGTGACGAACAGCTTGCATGGTTTGAAAAGCAAGGGGTTAAGCGATCATCCATCCTGGCATGGCTTGGCGTCAAGGGAGACGAGGACATAGGGCTTGAGGAAATGGCAGACCTTAAAGCGGCTGCCAACACCGCCAAGGAAGAAGGCGTATCTCTTTCGGCTTTGTTCAAGCAGCCGAGACAGACGGACAGCGGCGACATCCAGCCGATCACGCGCGACACTACCGCCGAAACGGTGAAAGGCTAACCATGGAAAACACAGTCATCATTCCCGAGATCGAACGAGTCGCCACAGAAGCGCAGATTGAGCCGGACGGCATAGTCGCATTGCAGGCCAAGTTCTCGCCCCATTTCCAGGCATTCGCCGCCCTGTATCCCGAGGCCAAAGAAGTTCAGGCCGACGAGCCGAAGAAAGCGCGCGCCCTGCGCCTGAAGGTCCGCGCCGTTCGCCTTGCCGCTGACGAAACGCGTAAGGAAATGAAGGCCGACTCGCTGAGACGCAGCAAGGCAATCGACGGCGTGAACAACGTCCTGCTGCTGGCGCTCACTCCCGTCGAGGAAGCATTGGAAAAGATCGAGAAGGCCGAGGAAATCCGCGAGGCAAACCGCAAGCGCCTGCTGGTGGAGGAGCGGACTAAGGCGCTGGAACCGTACACCACGACGCCGGCCATGTTCAACTTAGGCGAAATGGAGGCCGGGCAATTTAACGACCTGCTGGCCAGTCTCAAGGCAACGCATCTGGCCAAGATCGCAGCGGCGGAAGCGGCAGAGAAGGCGCGGCAAGAGGCCGCGCTTGCCGCCGAGGCTGAGCGCATGCGCGTCCTTATGGAGAATGCACGGCTTGAAAAGCTGGCTGCTGATGAACGTGCGGCACGCGAGGATGCCGAACGAAAGGCGTCAGCGGAACGCGCCGAGGCCGCACGTCTGGCCAAGATCGAATCTGACAAGCGCGATGCCGCCGAGCGTGCGCAACGCGAGAAGGAACGCAAGGAGCGCGCGGAAGCAGAATCTAAGGCAGCTGCCGCTCTTGCTAAGGAGAGGGCAGAACGAGCGCGCATCCAGGCGGAGATCGACGCCAAGGCAAAGGCTGATGCTGAACGAATCGCCAAGGAAAAGGCGGCAGCGAAGAAGGCGGCAGCGGCACCGGATCAAGAGAAGATCCGCGCCTATGCTGATGCCATTGCCAATCTGGTCATTCCATCGCTGAATGATTCTGCCATCTACACAAAGATACAAGAGCAGTCGGCGGCAATGCATCGCTGGCTGGTCACGTTGTCAAATAAGATTGGGGAATGACATGATAATTTCACCAACAGAAATGCCAATCGACCGCTACCACAAAGGGCCGCCCCGCTGGTGGAGCAAAACCTCGCTGATGAACTTCAAGAAGTACGGACCTAAATGGATGGGACTGTATCTGCAAGACCAGATCCACACGGAGCGACCAGACGGCGCTTTGCAGGGGCAGGCCATTGACTGTTACCTGACGGAAGGAGCGTGCGCATTCTCTCGCCAATGGGCAATTAAGCCGGAAGGGCTTAGCCTTGCAACCAAGGAAGGCAAGGCGTGGAAGCTTGAGAACGAAGGAAAGGAGATCTTGTCGCACAAAGACAACCTTATCCTGGCCGATGCCATTGACGCCGTGCGCTCGTGCTGCATGTGGAAGCAAATAGAAAAGTGCCTGGCGCAACATACCGTCCGCAGAGATCAGCCGGCGCTTGGAATTGGATTGCAGGCAAGGCCGGATTGGATGTCTCCTGGCGAGGGCATTCTTCTTGACCTAAAGAAATGCCGCAGCCTTGAGGACTTTGGCAAGCAGGCGCTTTCACTTGGTTATCACATGCAATTGGCGCTTGCTGGATGGTGCCTGTCTGGTGACGGATGCTCCATAGATCATAGCTATCTTGTCGCCGTTGAGTGGGAACGTGGCGCACGATGCCGCGTCCTTGAAGTCCCGCAGGAATACCTCATTGCCGGACATAAAGAAATGGTAGAACTGGCGCAGGAAGTTGCGCGTCGCGTCAAGGAAAATTACTGGACAGATAACCAAGAAGCGCCGGAAATGTTGCACGCCCCGAGATTTATGGAGCAGAAGGCAGGTGTAGAATGACCGACGCGTATCGTGAATTGATAGCGCATAAGCAGTGGAAAGCGCCGGCATGCGGGTTCGACCCAGTATGGATGCCAGAATTCCTATTCCCGTTCCAGAAAGCAATCGTTCGATGGGCATGCCGAAAGGGACGATGCGCGTTGTTCGAGGACTGCGGGCTTGGCAAGACCATCCAGCAACTTGTGTGGGCGCAGAACGTGCATCTGCACACTAGCGGCACCGTGCTGATACTAGCGCCGCTTGCCGTTGCAGATCAGACGGTTGCGGAAGGCGCGCGATTTGGAATATCACTACGACATATCCATGATCCTAGCGAGATCGAATCGAGCGGAATATACATCACAAATTACGACAGGCTCGAACGGTTCATCGGACATACATGGGCAGGAATAGTATTGGACGAATCAAGCATTATCAAAAGCTATACCGGAAAGATTCGCAACCTAATCATCGAATCATTCGCTGGCGTTTCGTACAAGATGGCATGCACGGCGACTCCATCTCCTAACGATCATACCGAGCTTGGCAACCATGCCGAGTTCCTTGGCGTGATGACTCGCACCGAAATGCTGGCCACGTTCTTTGTCCATGACGGAGGCGAGACTTCTGTATGGCGCGTCAAAGGACACGCCGAGGACGACTTCTGGAAATGGTGCGCAGGCTGGGCTGTGATGATGCGCAAGCCTTCCGATCTAGGATTCTCTGATGATGGATTCACGTTGCCGGAATTGATCGTCAAGACGCATTCGCTTTCCAGCAACATCGAATCGCAAGATACGATATTCGCACTTCCAGCCGTTACCCTTGAAGACCAGCGCCTCGCGCGTCGTCTTACCATGTCAAAGAGGGTGTCGCACGCCGCCGAGATCGCAGGTTCTACAACAGACCAGGT